TAACATTATGAATTTCTTGCCTATGTGGTCTAAAAAAATAACAGATGATGTTGTTTGGCCATCATGGAAAAGAAGAATTGAAAAGTACACACCGTTCATTGAATTTGATAAAGATAAATTGAAATTGATTTTGAAAGAAAGTTTGAAAGAACATGTTTCTGTTTAAAAAAGAAAAAATAGTATTGACAGCATACACGGATGATCCAACATTGTTGGAGATGTTTCCAGTTGTTGAAGCCAATAAAAATTATCCTCCTTATTACAAAACATTAGAATCAAAGTTTCAAAAACTAGACAAAAGAAATAGTCCGTTTGTTGACAATGCTCCAGAAAAGCAATCAACAATACGTTCTTGTTATGGCATCAATAATTTTAATAATTATGGTTTTATTGTACCCATGTGGGCAGAATATTCAATTGTAATGCATAATGGTAATGCTCGAGCCATTGCTTCGGCTGATAACCGAATTTCTTACCATGAAGATGAACAATCTGCGGGAGCATTGGATTTATACCACATATTTAAAATGGAATCTCCATGGGAATTTACTTGCAATAGAGACATTAAGTTTCTTATGACTCAAAATGTTTTTGCTGTCAATTCAGATTGTTATTCAATTACACCTGGTATCACAGACTTCTATAATCAGACAACCACAAATGTTTTTTTGATGGTCAATAAGAACCAAGGTAACAAAGAAATAATGATTAGGGCTGGTAGTCCACTTGCAAAATTTATACCACTAACTGATGAGGATGTTGAATTGAGGTATGAAGTGGTTGATGATGTTAAGAAAGTCAAAATCAAACCATTTAAATATTTCTTTCATAATGGTCTAACTAAAATGATGAGAGCTAAGAAAACTACAGCCGAGAAAAAACAGGCCAAGTGCCCATTTCACTGGAAATAATATGAGTAAACTAAAAATTTCTTGCATCTACCTGGACATGGATGGTGTAATATGCGACTTTGTTGGCCGTTACAAAAAACTATTCAATGAGAGTCCGGACCAAATTCGGGACAAAAAACAATTTAATCTTTTCAATCAATTCATTCATGGGCAAAACTTTGCAACACTTGAAATGATGCCACACGCTAGTGAATTACTGGAGTTTTTACGAAATGCACCAGTGCCGACAGAGATACTTTCATCGACTGCTCGACAAGACAGTCACGAAAACATTTCAAAACAAAAAGAGATTTGGTTGAACTCGCACGGAATTACATTCAAACGTAATTTTGTACCGGGTAAACAACTAAAGAAAGAATATGCCAGAGAGGACACCCTCATCATTGATGATACCGAAAGTGTCATTACTGATTGGCGTATAGCAGGTGGTCATGCAATCTGGCATAGGGATGTGCCTAACACCTTGGCAATGTTGAAACTTTACTTTTGACAACGCCTAAATAATGTTATATAATGCATCATGTGGATAATCCGTTTATACACTATACTCCGTTAATACGAAAGGTAAATTATGGTAGATTTCTCTAAACTTAAAAAATCGTCTGGTAATTTGGACAAGCTAACCAAGGCGATTGAACAACTCAATGCATCAACTGAAGGTGCATCCGACAAAGAAAACTTCTGGCGACCAGAGGTTGACAAAGCAGGTAACGGCATGGCAACTATCCGTTTTCTTCCTGCATCTCCACAAGACGGTGATGATGGCCTTCCATGGGTCAAAATCTTCTCACATGGATTTCAAGGTCCTGGTGGTTGGCTTATTGACAACTGCTTGACAACCAAGAATCAGCAATGTCCCGTGTGTGAACACAACAATCGTTTGTGGAATTCTGGCGTAGAAGCCAACAAAGAGATTGTACGCAAACAAAAGCGTAAACTCAATTACATTGCTAACGTGTACATCGTAAGTGATCCAAAGCATCCTGAGAACGAAGGGCAAGTTAAATTGTTCAAGTTTGGTAAGAAAATCTTTGATAAGATTACTGAGGCAATGAATCCTGCGTTTGAAGATGAAACAGCAATCAACCCATTTGATATGTGGACTGGTGCTAACTTCAAATTGAAGATTCGTAAAGTTGAGGGCTATCAAAACTATGATAAGTCTGAATTCGAATCTGCGGCACCATTGTTGGGTGATGATGACGCACTTGAAAAGATTTGGAAGTCCCAAGCTTCATTATTGGAGTTGGTTGCTGACAAAGAATTCAAGTCATACGACACTTTGAAGACCCGCCTTGACAAGGTACTTGGTATCACAACCAGTATTGATGAAGATGGTGGTCCAAGAGCTCGCACAACTGTGGAACAAGCAAAGGCTGCACCTAAAAAGGCACCAGTTGATCTTGTTGGCACAGATGACGATGATATGGCATACTTCAGCAAGTTGGCCGAAGAAGATTAAACTCTTTTAATAAAAGTTTAGACCCCGCCTAGTGCGGGGTTTTTTGTTTATACTACCCGTGTTGAATTCATAATCATTCTTTGGAAAGTATCTTCCAGATTACGAACAGCGGGTAATGCTGATTTGCCTATTGTTGTGGATTTATTGAGTGAGTTTAGATTGTTAACCACAGATTCTAGTGGTTTGGCAAAATCAGCCAATTTCATATCGGTATTCTGACCCATAACAGAAGCCAATTGTTGACCCATGTTTGGAACAGCCTCCGGTGTCGCCATAGATGCGGAGGGTGCAGACAAAGGCATAGTTCCACCACCACTCTCAGGTGTCATAGGAGTTGCTGTTGGTGCACCACCGGTTTCTCCGGCAGGTGAAGATGCAGGTGCTGGCGGTGTTTTGGATTGTTGAGTTTGCATACCAGCCATTGGTACCTGGTACATTGCTTTTTCAGGATTTTCAGCCAACCAGTTTTTCAGGCCTTCTCTATCGGCACCTAATTCTTGTATCAATTCTTTATCCGTTAAATCAGATTTAATAAAATCCTCAACAGTTCTTATTGGTACTTGTTTAAGTGCTTTTTGTTGTAATTGTGCAGCTGCTTGTCCTTCTGTAAGATTACCACCTTCACGTTTACTTCTTACAGTTAGAGCATAAGCATCATCATCAAATTCTTTTGCGTATGGGTCTTTGTCTATGGCGTCTTTTCGAGCTTGTTTCTCGGAAAGTAAATATGCTAAACCTCCTCCAATAGCTATAGCAGCAAGAAGTCCTAAAACAACAGGATTAGCTAACAAAGGACCCACAGTTCTTAATACAGTAAAAATGTTTCTGCCCATACCAAATGCATCAACCATTTGATCTAAGAAACTCTGTGGTTGTTCTGTTACCTTTTCGGCTGTTTGCGTAGGCACCAAATCTTTTTTTAATTGTTCTATTGCTTTTAATAAATCTTTGTGCCTTCTGTCGGAGGTTCTTTCAGATTCCATTAATTTTTCTTCAGCAAAATTATTTTGTTTTTCTCTGGCTACAATATCTTCTTCACGATTCTTTTTCATGAAATCATAAATTTTAGTTAACATTTCATTCATACCGGAAGAATCACCACCACCTTGTAATTTATCAATTTTAGTTGAAGTTGAAACGGGTCTTGCACGGCCAGTAAAGTATTCAATGTCTTTTCTGGAACGACCCATCATTTTACCAAGAATTGCAGGACCCAATCTGGATCCACCTGTCATAAACTTTGCAATGTTCAGTGGATCAAATTTGGCTTTGAGTCTTGTAGCTCTTGCTTTTGTTTTTAGGCTAATGGCTTTTCCAATTGATGAACCATAACCTTCACCAGATATAAGTTGGTCAGCAATAACGGAACTGAGAGATTGATTTTTCAACCTCGCAGCCATCTGATATGACATTTTATTATCTGTAGCCATTTTATTGTTGTTGCTTTCTTATATGTGGTGGTCTATCATCAACCCTTTGCTGAGGTTGAACATTATTTGTTTGGTTGTTTGTCGTAGTGGTATTGTTCGTTGTTTGAGATGACTTATCTTTATTTAACTTTTCTTTGAGGTTTGCATTTTCTTTGGATGATTCGTCAACTTTGTTACCTGTATCAGAACTCGGTACTGGAGTGGATGAAACTTCCGCTTGATATTTCTCAGCTAATTTTGCTCGATGTTCTGATTCCATTTCACCCGATTTTAATTTTTTATCTTGAAATCCAACCGCTTTACTAACTGTTCCTATATTTTCCAATTCTTGTGGTTTTTTACCTTTATATTTTAAAAAGAACCAAGGAATAGATTTTGCGGCAACAGAAGCTTCATTTAATTTATCGGGATCACCTACTAAATCTACACCAATATAATCACCTAAAGATTTGTATGCATCTTTTCCTGTAATTTGTAAAAAACCTCGTCCTCTATATTTAAAACCATCACCGTCAGCAGTGTTACCCAAATCTTTTCTTTTTCCATAAACAGCTTCAGCAATTTTTTCTGGATTTTTTGCTATATCTGTCGCTATTTGATTTGGTAAAACTCTGTTATTTTTATCTTTTAAAAGTTTACCGTCAGGCCCTTTTTGACCAAATCTATTTGGCCACGTATTCGCCAAACCGTCAGCTGAATAGTTTAAATTCTCACTTTGTGGAACAAAATTTGATTCGGCTTCAACTTGTGCCAGTACATTTGCTTGAGCCTTTGCTGATAACCCGGCGGCCAATAATGCAGCAATAACTACACCTTTTCCACCTGAAATCGGAGGAATTTTAGTAGCTGGTGCTTTTGGTGGAGGTTTTACCTGTTCCGCTTTTGGTGGCGGTTTCACTTGAGTAGGCTTTGGCGCCGCAGGTGCAGCTTCCGCCTTTGGTGGAGGTTTTACTTCAGGTGGTTTAACCTGTTCTGCTTTTGGTGGTTTAACCTCTGGTGGTTTGACCTGTTCGGCAGTTTTCTTGGCTTTATCATCTGCTTCTTTTTTAGCTTTATCTTCAGCAGCCTTCTTAGCTTTATCTTCGGATTCTTTTTTAACCTTATCTTCAGCAGCTTTCTTGGCTTTATCTTCGGCAGCCTTTTTAGCAGTATCTTCTGCCGGTTTCTTAGCTGGTTCTGGTGGCTTTTTAGCCGGCTCAGGTGGCTTTTTAGCCGTTTCTGCTGGCTTTTTGGCCGGCGCAGTTGGCTTAGCTGGTTCAGTTGGTTTAGCTGCCTCTTTTTCTTCCGCCTTTTTCTCACGGCGAATGACTCTCTTAGGCTTTGGTCTTCTACGAACCGTTAACGCCTTCAACAATTCTTGGTGGCGTTGTTCTTCTTTTCCTGTATCAGTTTTTTTATATTTTTCTTCTATTACTCTTTGAGCCAATTCATCTTTGCGATTATCTACCATCAATTGGTAGATTTGACCAAGAACTCCATCCATTTCGCCACTATCCGCAAGAGCCTTAGGTGTGGCCTTGGTGGAATTCAGCAATGAAGCTGAAGTTTGTTTTGATTTTTCGGACAATTTACTCACCGATTGTTGATGAGTAACGTCCTTACTGGTGTCTCTTGCCATTTATCTCTTTTGTCGTTCTCTTATTTTTTGATTTTCTTCCTCAATATACTGAATCAACATAGAGACATAGATATCTCTTTCCCATGGCAACATAGCTTCTAACTCCGTCAAACTGTATTTGTGGTGCTGCATCAAAGAGAAATTAGTTTTGTAATAATTCCTCAAGTTATCGTGACGCAGCGTCAACCGAAAAAATTTTCGAGACCTTCTACATCAATTTTATGATAAAAACCACATTTACTACAGGTCATTTCAACCGTTTCTTTTAACTTTGGTAAGTTATTAAAGAAGTGTTCAACCTTTTCAAATTGAGCCTGATTCAGACCTTCAACAAACTCCAACATTTCACCAGGTTCGGCCTCATGTGCATAATAGAATTGGTCGCCGTCAAAAATGTGTTCGATGCTTTCTGAAATCAAGTTGAAAGTCACCTCAGTAATATCTTCCATGTTGAGAGAATCTTTGATGATACCAAACTCAGGGTACTTCATCTTAATCATAATCTTGTCAGTCAATTGAATTTCTGGACTAACTTCTTCTTCACGGTATGGTTGAATGTTCTGTAGGTTAACACTTGCTTCCATAATGTTACCACAAACCTTTTCTTCAACCTCATTATTACAACGGTATCTTGTCTCTACAATTTCACCGACAGATTTGCTTCTGAGATTGATGAAGTAATATTCAACATCAATGATGGGCAATTTGTCAATATTGATATTTTCAGTCAAAGTACAATTGTTCAGTATGTCACGGACATTCTGCTGAATCGTTGAGGACTCATTTGACTCCAGAGCCATCAATAGATTCTTTTGTTCTTTAACTAGAAACGGTCTATATTTAATTATTTTCTTAGATATAGGTAATTCAATTTCATATGTTGGCACATCAAGTTTAGGTAAAGCCATAATTTCTCCAATTTAATTATACAAATCCATTAATATTATCAG